GAGTCTTCTTTTGTTTCTGGAACTTTTTTGTATAGTTCTATAAGTTCGTCACAAACAGTATTACTAACGCGATACTGTCCTATGAAATCAATTTCTTTTAATGGTATAGGCATCTTCTAAATAATTAAATACAACCTTTCCGTTTACATGTTGTGTGTGTTTTGCTTTACACGTCATACATTGGTAAACTCTTTTTTCATCTTTAGTTACTAGTCTTATAAAAGGAACATAAGCATCACAAGCATCACAAACACCAAGAGTAATTTCTATTGGATCTTTGTTAGTGTATGTCACCCCAGTTTTCTCCTTTTTCGTAATCTACTTTGTTCGGGACTTGTAACTCAACCGCTTGCTCCATAATATCAATAATTTTTTCTGACTCCTGTAAGCTTGAAACTGAGATATCAAGTTCATCATGTATTTGTATATGGGGAATCACCCCCTCTCTGTACAAGGCCAACATTGACTGTTTTGTCATGTCCGCAGCTGATCCTTGGATCAACTTGTTCAAAGCTTTGTACGTGAACGCGCGTTTAATTCCCGGTCCATGCTCCCTTAAAGCATCGGCGTGGTTCAGTGGTTTCTTAATACCGAAACCATGGGGTTCCCACATGTCGAAGTGGCATAACCTGCCACCAATAGTTCTTATCTTACCGCTGTCATCTGCTCTACGTGACACAGCTTCAGACAACATCTTAACAAAAGGTGCTTTCTGATGATAAGTCTTTAAAAGTTTTTCAGCAGAATCTTTCATAAGTCCTAGTTCAGCCATGAGTTTGTTCTTGCCCATGCCATACATAATACCAAGATTAATTGTCTTTGCTTGTTTACGTTCGATACCAGCCATGTCAGCTATCATCTGGTGAAAGTCTGCGCTACCATCTTTATATGAATTTACAATCGTTCCTGTGCCCTCTAATCTCATTAATGATGCAAAATGTACTAGTATTCTAGGTTCTTGTTGGCTGTAGTCAAAACAACCCCACTTACATCCTTCTTCTGGTATAAATATAGATCTAATTAATGGTCCCAGCTCCTTGTGACGTGCTGGTATCTGCTGTAGGTTTGGATTGTTATAACTAAACCTACCGGTAACAGTTCCACCTTGATCAGATCTTATTTGATTAATCTCTGCGTGGATCCTGCCTTTGTGTTCGTGCTTTAATATTGTATCAATAAAAGTTGTGTTAGCTTTGTTTGTTTCTCGTGCTTGGTTAATTAGTTTGGGTAGTTCAGCAGGGTGTGTTGCTAAAAAATTTTTAGTAAAAGACGGTGATCCCTTTTCAGTTCTATCGTATGGTAATTTTAATTTATCAAATGCTTTAGCTATAGATGCTGCGGCCCAGATCTCTATATCAAATCCAACTAGTTTATTTATTTTCTGGTGTATTTCTTTTTCTGTTTTGTTAAGAGATTTCTTAATACCGTTAGCTACATCTACATCAACTCTTACACCTTTAAATTTCATGTCAACCAAACATGGAAACAAATTAGTTTCTAAATTAAATACGTCCCACAAATCTTGTTTTGATATTTCATGTTGCATTGCACCCCATAGTTTTAATGTAATCTCTGCATCCTTTTCTGCATACTCACCTACAAATGGTGCAGGTAATCTCCACATCTCTGCTTTAGGATCAACACCCCAATCTTTCGCAGCTTCTTGTAATAACTTTTCATTCTTACCTGTGCCCACATAATCTTTTGCAACTGCATCTAGTGTGTAACGAAATCTATTTTCATTTACTAGTGATGCTGCAATCATAGTATCAATAATGCCACCATTAATATGAAAGCCCATAGATCTAATCCAAGACACATCATACATAGCATTGTGAAATATCTTTGTAGCTGTGGTGTTACAAACTTCTTCAAACCAATCCAGGACTAAATCCCGGTCCATGTTCCCCCCGCCTTCGTGCGCGATAGGAAAGTATCCTGACCAACCTTCAACTGCTACAGCTATACCAACTACTTCACCGTCTCTTCTAACAGAACCTGACCCCATCTTTATTAAGTTAGGATCTCTGGTTTCTAAATCTATTGCTATTTCTTTATGTTGACTTAAATCAGGTAAATTAACCGGCGGTACCCACTCAGTTTCTGGTGTAAATAATGGCTGCTGTAAAGTTCTCATTTATACTCCTCTTTCAGTTTATTTAAAAACCAGATAGCTTTATCTAAATCTTCAATTGGTTTTTTCTTCCACTCATGGCGCCAGATATATTTTATAGCTGAGCCTTGTAAGTAGTATCTATGTCCATAACCTTGACATGCTTTAATTGCATCAATGCAACCAATATCACCTTTATTGTAGTGTGATGGATGGTTTACTGGATCGTGTTTCGATTTTCTACCCATTTTATTATCTCCTTTGCTTTGTTAATTTTTCTTTTTTCTCTCATAAACGGAAGTATTAATTTTAATAATCTATAAAGTTTTCGATGAGACATACCCCAACGCAACTGTTGTTGGTGTTTTTTTGATCTTGGTTTAACTTCAAAAAGAGAACCTTCTTGACCAAAATCGTTGTATAAACTTTTAATTAAATCTTTATCTGTATTACAAATTTCCATTCTATATATGTGTGTAAGGTGTTTCTTACCCTTACCGTTTTTTTTCTCTCTAATAGTCCATTCTATATAGCCTTCTCCGTCCATAAAAGATGCACAATATGCTAGTTTATTTGTATCAAAGAACATAAGCCCTTTCATAGTTTCTTGGTTCTAAAATATGTAATGATTTCTTTGCGCGTGTTACAGCAACATAGAATAATCTGTGTAATTCATCTGGATCGATATCGTTGTGGTCCAGAGCAGACTTAGTAATATCAGGAAGTAATAAGACATTATCAGCTTCCCCTCCTTTCGCTCCGTGTATTGTTGATAAAGTTATTCTTGGTGTTTGTGTAATCTTCTCGTCGTTAGCTAACATATTTCTAATATAGTTTTCTGTCTCTGGATCTAAACCAGCGAATGCTTTATACCAAACATCTTTAGTTTGTAATCCATGCTCCGCGATGCACTCTTCAATAAAATATCCTTCTTCATTCTCATTCATTGTTTTACCTGTACGATAACCTTTTATAACATTTTCCCCTAAATAAGAATAGATGTTTTTTATAGATGCTACAGGTAATGCGTGTTCAAATTTTCTCCACTTTTCCCACGTTTGTATAGCTAATAATAGATCTAGTTTTATAGAATTCTTATGTTTATGTGAGTAATACCAACCCTGAAGCTCACATAGGTCTTTGATATCGTCTAAAAAATAATTTGCAGATGATAATACTAACCACTCACCTTGTGACATATCAACTTGTGTAACGTCAGAGTATCGTGTCAAATCACCCATCTCTTGTCTTGGTAAATAATCTTTCTCATATCTATTTGAAACATTTCTAATTATCTTTTGAGATAAATCATGTATTGGACCACCGGGAATACGGTAAGATTGATCCAATGTATCCACGTAATCTACTTCATCCTTAAGAGCAATAAAAGTGTCAACGTCCGCTCCAGCCCATTTAAAAATAGCTTGGTCATCATCACCAGCAATGTAACTCTTATCGGCTTTTGCCCATAATTTTTTAACCATCTTCCATTGAAGCGGACTAAGGTCTTGAGCTTCATCGATAAATAAAACGTCAAAAGACGGAGCAACATCTTGCTCAATAAATTGTTCCAACATGTCATCATAATCAATCAATCCTTTTTCTTTTTTATATTTTTTTAATTCTTTATCTAATAAATATAGTAAATCTCTTTCTATATCTAATGTATGTCCATAGTTATCGTATTCTTTTAAAACGTCAATCTCTTTAACCCTGGCCTTATTAATAATTCTTAAGTATTCATTATCAGAATTGAATACACCATCATCTTCACTGTGCCATGCTGTTTTAATAGGTATACCACATTTCAAACCAAACTCTCTGTAGTCTGTCGCTTTCATCACTCTTTCTTTTTTTATACCAAGTGATCTAAAAGCTAGTGAGTGTAGTGTTCTAAAATATGGAATATCATCTTTGTCTATTTGAAATTTCTTTTCTGCTCTATACATAGCCTCGTAAGCAGCTTTCCTAGTAAAAGAAAAGTATCCTATCTTTTTAATATCAGTGCCAGCACGTAAAAATTCTTCTACTAAATTTAATAATGTAGTAGTTTTCCCTGTTCCTGGTGGTCCTAGTATTATTGTCTTCATTTATTTTCCTGCCATAACCTAGAGTTTAAAACAGAAAAAAACTTATCTTCCTCTTCTACGTCCTCGATCTCATATGCAATAATATGTGTGTATGTATCCTTCATAGCTTCATATCTATGATTACCATCAATTAATCTTCTTTGCTTACTCACAACCAAAGGACATAAAAGACCGTTCTTTTTTATATCCTCTTTTAATTCACCAATAAAAAATTGATTTGTATAAGATTGAGATAATATAAAATCATCTATTGAAATAGTAACTATTCTTTTTGGAAACAAAATTAATTTTGGTATGGCTATTTTCAATGTGTGTTCTCCTTTAGCCAATCAATTAAACCTTGTTGTAAAAAGTAAGGAGTATTACCTATACGAATATATGGGACCTTGAATGTGCCGCGCCTAATTTTGCGTCGCAATGTATCCTGTTCAAATCCTCTAGGAATTCCACGATTATTCATCCAGTCTCTCACTTTTGCTATGTGCACGTACTGCATTAAAAAGGTGACTCTTCGTATTTAACTTCACTAATAGTTGCTTCAGTTTTTTTCATAGCTTTAATCTTTATTAAATGAGGTTTTTGATCTTTAACTTGTAGTCTTACTTCTTTCTCAAAGACATCTAATGTCTTTAACAGATTCCCGGTTTTTGTCCTGTCTAATTCCCAGTTATTTCTTTTACAAAAACTAAAAAAATCTTCCATTCTAAAATAACAAAAACCTTCTTCAGTCCACGCCATCTTACGTAAAATATCATCTCTTGTTCTAGCTTGTGTCCTGTTAATAGTAAACTGTTCTAATAAATGAATTAAAACTTCTCTAGGATCTAAAGATTTTAATGGTTCAATTTCCTGCATAGTTGCAAACAATGTTTTAAGATATATTTCTCTCCAATCTGGACCCTTAGGTATGCTTGCTATAACTACTCCAGCTTTATCCATTACCTCTATTGAAAATAGATTAGCGTTATGTAACTGTTCTTTAGTTAGCTCTACTCTCTTACCATCTACATCTAAAAAATATTGTGATGGTGTTGAACATATCTTTGAAAGCTGACCTAGCTCAGGCATCTGTTCTTCATTATAACCTACACCAAATTTCTTAGTTCGACATTTTGCTGCATTACATACTCCACATATAGGTTGGTCTTTACATCTATAATTTTCATATTGTTTTTTACCAACGGATTTTATAACTGTTTGTACCTCTTGATAGGTAAGAGGAGGTGTCATATATTTTTGATTATATTCCCCAACTCTGTTTTCCCAATCATCAAATGCTTTCTTACAAAATACAGCTATATTAAATAGTGCATTGTTTCTTGAACCCTCACCGAAACCTTCTTCCGCTAGTCTATTCAAACAAGGTGGTCCATCTTTAAATGCTTCTTTATCTTGTACCTTTTCTTTTATTTGTATTGATTTTATTTGTTCTTT